TAAAGTATTTTATTTTACTATGAAAGTGCTTGACCACTTGACCACTTGCTCATTGAGCTAGTTGAGCAGTGGGCTAGCAGAGGTACTTGTAAGTCATTGTTTTATATAGATAATAAAAAGTGCTTGTTCAGGTAGCTCAATTGGGTTATTTTAGGTGAGCTAGTACATTAAGTTATTGAAATATAAGGAAATGTTCAGCTTGTCCAGCTTGCCTATATAATATATATAGGTAGGGGTGGGCTAACGCCCCACCACCTACTAAACCTTAACGCAGGAGATTGACCAGATGGAAGAAAAAATAGAAATTACAGAAACAGAAGATGTAGAAGAAAACCAATCGGGTCTGTCTGTAAGTTTAACACAACAGCAACAGAAATTTGTCGAGAACATAGTGTATCATGATATGTCCCAGACCGAGGCTGCCCGAAGGGCAGGCTACAATCATCCCGCAGTACAAGCTAATCGTAATATGAAAAACAAAAGTATTATAATCGGGATAGAAGAATTGAGGTACGAGGCACAACATAGAAACCAGGTGACGCTAGATAGATCACTTCGGGATCTTAAATCAATTCGGGACGCAGCAGTTCTGGACGGAAGTTGGGGGCCAGCAATTAAAGCTGAAGAATTACGCATGAAAGCCGTCGGGTTACTCGTAGAGAAGAAAGCAGTGTTACATGGTCGGGTAGATGCCCTTTCTAAAGAAGAAGTCTTGGAGGAACTCCAGAAACTCCAAAACAAGGCCAAGAATCAATCGGGGATTGAATTAGATAAATCGGGTAAATTAATTACCAATTGACATAAGAATAACTAAAAAAGTTACCCCTATAATGAGCTGAAAGATTTCCCAATTAGTCATTTTTTCCTCCTTGCCTCTATAACTTTATCAAAATCGTACTTAGAACAATATCGGGCTACCTCATCTTTATTTTTGATGTTAGCAAATTTCTTTAAATAAAAATTGTAAAGATCCATTCTAAGTTTTAAATCGGGGTGTTGGTATGCCATAAAATGTTTCATATTATATCTCCTCAATAGAAATTATATCATCTTCGTAATAACAACCTTCACTCATAAAATCTTGCAATGATTTAAAAAGATTTTTAAGGTTAGAAGAGGGGATAACTACCCCCTCTTCATTATCTGAAAGTTTAATTAAATAATATTTCATTTAATCACTCCTTCCAATCACGGGTAATGTAGGTTCTTCTTGACTGCTTGTTGCCAATGCACCTCCGTCATTTCCCTCATCATCACTCATAGGAAAAATCCAACTTCCATCAGTAAATTCAATTACAAGGGGAACTTTCATTCCCCCATAATCTTCTTCACCAAAACATTCATTCATCTCTTCTTGAGATAAATATCGAGCATTTTGAATTATCTTACCAACTAAAAATTTCTTTGCGATTTTATTCCAATTTTTTCTAGTAGTCATGATTATAACTCTGCTGAAAATTGACAGTCCTCTTGTTTATCTAGGCATTCTTTAATCTTATTACCTAATAACCAACGAGCATACCATTGTAATTGATATTCATTTATGCCTTCATCTGCTAAAGACTTATCGTTATAACCCTCATAAAGAGAACCACCTTCAGAAAATGCTTTATCAATTTTTTCAAACTGATTTTTTCCTAAATGTTTAACGCACCTTTCAAGTCCTTTAAGAACATTTTGATAGTCATCTTCTTTAGTAAAGTAATAATCTAAATAAGTATGAGTACCCTCAACTCCAAAATTATTTGCGTCGTCACTTGATTGAACAGAAAACCAAAATTTACCTTCAATATCTCCATGATAATATCTACCCATTATGCACACTCCCTTTTAAACATTTCTGTGATTGTGTTTCTTGTCATTAAAACTTGTTTGCCCGTTTTATTGTCTTGAACAATAAATTCCCAAACACTAGCTTTAGGTCTATAATCAACAAGTGAATAAGCCTTGCCGTTACGATTAACAATTTTTGTTAAATCTAAATCTAACATATCAGCAATATTAACTAATGCACTTTGGCTACGAGATTTTTGTCCTTCAATTAAAATTTTTATTTTAACATCAACCTCGTGATCGCTATATGTCATTCCACCTATATCTATTTTAAGACCATATTCTGATAATTGTTCTAAATTTTCTTGAAGTTTATTCCTAAGAATTTTTAGTGTAGGTTTATCAAACCTTTGTACTTTTTCAATCATTTATTTAACTCCTTTGTATATTAATGATTATAGAATATACCATGTATTTGCATATATAATCAAGATAATAAAAGATAATTTTATGGTATTTATAACCAAATAAACCACACCCCTCAAAGAGAGGGGTTCTTCTTTTTTTTCTGACGAAACAAATTGGTCATAAATGAAACAGAATAAGCTAAGTCGGGATACGCATATAAATCGGGGTCGGGGTCGGGGTCGGGGAAGTCGGGTTCACGCATAAATTTATGTTTATGGTTTAGGTTTAAGTTCTGGAACTAGGACTAAAACCCATAAAGTCCCATTGATTATATAATAAAACATGGTATAAATAATTATAACAAAGGAGTTAAAAAAATGATTATTGGAATATCAAAACTTAATGGAAAATTAGAAGGTTTTAGAGCCATTGGCACTAATACACGAACAAATAAATTTTGTGTAAAAATGAATTCAGCAAAAAAAGAAACAATTTGTAAATTCTGCTACAGCCATGCGACATTAGAGAGAGGGATTTATAAAGATCTTGAACCGTTCTTACAAAGTAATAGCGAAGTATTAGGAAATACTATTTTAAAAGAATATGTTTTTAGACAAGGGTCAACCGTTACCCAAAAACTAAACGATGCTTATTTTAGATTTCAACAGCATGGCGAACTTATCAACATGACGCATTTTATTAACTTAATGAACATTGCTTTAGATAACCCTAAAACAACCTTTGCTTGTTGGACTAAAAGAAAAGATATCTTAAACAAATATAAAAAAGAAAACGAAATTCCAGAAAACGTCATTATGGTTTATTCAAACCCCGATATCAATAAAATCCTGGATGCACCGCCCGAAGGCTTCGACAAAGTTTTCAATAACGTATGGAAGAACCACGCCGTTGAAAAACAAAACTGTACGGGTCAAAAATGTATGGACTGTTTACGGTGCTACGATAAAGAGAAAGAAAACGTCATCGTTGAAGCTGTAAAGTGATCGGGCTGTCGGGATCACGTATTAGTCGGGTCACGTGTATAAAAACATTCTTCTGGTTAAGGTAAATATACATATAAAACAAGGCGCTGCGCAATTTCCAATATTGACGATATCTCATTATATGGTATTATGTAGTTAACTTAAAACAAAGGAGAAAATAAATGACTAAACAAAAAATAAGCAAAGAAGCAAAACAAGAAGTCCTAAGATTATTGGAAGAAAGAATTACCGAATATGAAGGCCTAGATATCAATAAAGCTGTTTTGGCTGTCAATCTTTCAATTTTCCAAGAAGAGAACGAAGAACTCAAAAATCAAATTATATATTATCAGGAAGAATTACAAATTTTGACGGGTGATATTGGTTCTGCTCTGGACTCAATAAATTGTCTTATAGAATAAAAATTCCTGGGGGAGAAGAAATTCTCCCCCAAGTCGGGACACGCATTAAGTCGGGTCACGCATATAAATATTTTTTTTTAAAAGGTGGCGGTACTAGAATATTTATACACCAGAAAAAACCAAACCGTTGCTATAATAACAAAACATGGTATTATATACCTAACTTAACAAGGAGAAAACAAAATGGAAGAATTTAAACCAAAGGAAAGCAAAATGACAAAAATAGATATGTCAACAATGACAACGCTTACAAACGAGGTCGAAAAGATTGATGATATGGCGAGAGAATTTAACAGCTCGTTAAATAATCTTCTTTACGAAATAGTCCCCGTTATAAGACAGCTAGTAAACGAGCGTAATGATCGTATTGACGAGATAAGGAATGCAACAGAACCAACGGGCGATTTTGCGGGTTCGCTTGCAACTCTTATGACTAGAGTCGATGAACTAGAAAACCATAACGGTGCTATGGCACTTATGAAGTTGCAAGATGCAATTGATGAATGTGAAGCTTCTATTCAAAAACTTATAAATGAAACTTGTGAAAGTCATGAAGAAAATATTGATAGAATACAATCCGATTTGGAAGATGTTATTTGTAGGTTAGATGATGCCGAAGTCACCATCACAATATAACGAGGAGGGCGGGGTTGGTAACAACCCCACGACCTTCCAAAAATTTTGTCTGGTCTTGGCCTTTATTGGTATCATTACTTGGTTATTCACCTAGGTGGGGAAAGCGTCGCACATTCCTTTGTTTTCGTGTGCCTCGCTTTCCTTGTCGGGCAGTCGGGTTCGCACATAAAAGCTGCCATTTTTTTTACCAGAAGAACACGCTAAAGACATTCCAACAAAAATAATCCTATTGTATTAATAAAATAAAATGGTATTATCTATTTATTAATAACAACCGATAAGGAGTACAAAATGAAGTTAATTACAAAAGAAGTTAAAAAGAAACTAGACGATAACATGAAGCTACCCGAAGAGGACAGACAACCCGTTGTTAAATTCTTTGGCGGTGGTGCGTGCAATTGGTTTATTTCTGAGATGGACGGAAACATCCTCTACGGCTTATGTGACTTGGGATTGGGTTATAGAGAGTTTGGAACTGTTTATCTTAGCGAGCTTGAGAGCTTGGATTTTGGTTTTGGCTTAGGCGTTGAGCGTGATCTACATTGGACACCTCAAACCTTTGACGAGCTTTTAAAAGAACACAAGGAAAACGGTGGTTATTAATTTTCCTTGCTCGGCAAGTCGGCTCAATCGGGTCGGCTTGTCGGGTTCTCGTATAAATTCTGGAAACATCATTAACTAAGGATATGTTAAAGGTATATATAATACCATTTAATACTATTGATTAATCTAATTAATATGCTATTCTAATTACATTGTTAAACAACGGGCATAGCCCAAAGGAAAAAATAAAATGTTAAAAGAAAATATAGATCAGACTAAGCTATTTAATCTTGACCTTACTCATGAGCAAATAGCAACTAACTTTGTTAATCTTAATGATACATTAACTAAGCTAACTAAAATGAGAGAGAAAGCAAAAGAACTTCTAATCCCATTATTAGAGCAATCAAAACATAAACAAATTGACGGCATTATTGATAATGATGGTAAAGGCCGAATTGTTTCATTGGTTGATGTATCTGCTAGCAAAGTTAATCTTACTAAAACTCTTGAGAGGTGGGGCGTTAATTACTCTACTAAGAATAAAAGAGATGGTTCTTTTGAGATAACTCTTAAATTTGATAACCCCCATCAAGTCAATGAGATTGTTAGTCAGAAAGGCTATCAGAAAATTAGGTGTCAATAATGGATAACGATAAGCACAATAAATTCATTATGAAAGTTGCTCGTTCAATAGTTAATAAGTCTACCTTAGAACGCATGACTACGGTAGAACTTGAAGCTCTCGACAACTTAATAGATGGTAACGCTAGCGAACATGACAAAGATATATTAAATAAGGCAAGCGATAGGCTAGGGAACGAAGACTAGGTTCCCTAGAACCATTCTAAACTGGGCGGGTTGCATTTTTGCAACCCCCCCTCCCGCTTGCGCACCTTCGAGGAGCAAAGCGACGAGAAGTAGGTTTATGCCATACAATCACAAATTTTAAATCTTTAGGTTCCCTAGCCCTTTCTATTGACATTTGAAAAAAAATAATCGAAATTAGAAACATGATTCCAAATCCAAACATGCAAAATAGAGGTCCCCAAAATTTTATGCAACAAGGACCTATGAACAACGCAACAAGTGGTGGTCAAGCCTACAACTTCATGTCTG